GACTACCTGATGGGAAGTCTGGTTCGATTGGTCTACCTGTACCAGCATCATATACATCACCAACCTTCTGATAATACATATCAAGATCAGTTGATGTAGAAGTTACATCAATGAAACTATCTTTGATACGAACTGCATTTGCACCATCAGCATACTCAAAACAAGTTAGTTTATGATGAGAGAAACTTGGTGTGAATAAGTTTGAAGTATAGTCTTTATATACGTTACCTGATGGGTCGCCATCAAATATAGTAAACTGTGAAATATAGCAAGCACCTGTTAATCTGAATATTGCACTGGGTTCAATATTGCCGTTCTCTGGGTCTGGAACATATTTTGGTCTTATCTTTGTCTTACGAAGGTCTTTACCTACAATTGATGTACCTCTTGGTATGATGACACCACCACGAACACTATTTAATTTGAATAGTTCGTTATCAGGTGATGTTAAATCAAAGTTACTACCTAATCCAAAAGGACTTAATATCTGATTAGTGTTTCCAAATCTTGTTGTATATCTCGCTTCCCCACTGACACTGACAGGTATAAATCCTGGCCTGTTGTCCACTGTATGTGTACCAGCAGCGAGGATGATTGTTGTTAAATCAAACTTATCGTTTCTTTGTCCTACAACATAAGAGAACCTAGCAGCTTCGATTAGAGCCCTCTGTATCGTTTTAAATGGTCGTGTTTGGGAGTTTCCTTGATTTTCAATACTATCAGTCGCATCCAATTCATTGGGGTCAACGTAGATAACATTACCTTGTATATTCTTTAGAAAATTCTCCAGTCTTGAAAGAGGCATTCTATTCTTCTCTAATTACAGATTCTGTCTAAGTTTATTTATTCAACTTGTAATTGTGTTTCTTGGGAAATTATATTTAGGATCACGGTAATTACGATCTTCAGCAGGAATATCTGAATCCTCTCTAAAGTTTGGGTCTGGATAATCATATCTACTATTTCCTTCATACTCAACTAATAGTGGATTCACATCTTTTCTTTCGCCATATACATGGTAAAAACAATCAATGGTTGATAAATCAGTAACCAAATCAGTATTAGTTGAATCCTCTGCGATAACAATGAATTCATTGTTAAACTCTTGTATTACAAGATTTTGATTTGTCCCAATTGGTTGTAACTGAACAGTGATACTATCCTCATGAACTAAACCTTTCCAATAATCAGGTAAATGGATTACATTAGACTCTTTTAATCTACCACGACAATAAACAGATGATTCTGGGCCCTCCAAAGAAACATAACGAAGACGATGACCTTTTCCCTTTGTAGGATGTTCTATATCAAAAGCTTTTGGTGGTAATCCGTCAGCAACTCCAAATCTAGCAGCGAGTTTACCCTTGTTACCACAGTCAACCGCACCACTAACAAACATATCACCTATGACATGTATCGTATCTACTGATGAACCACCAGATATGAGTAAAGCATTCGCAGTCTTACCATCACCAGCAACAGTTAGATTACCATCGGATTTTATTGCCAAACTTGCACTACAAGCTGGTTGTTGGTCGCCAGGCAATTGTTGTGCAGAGTTTGACGTTACATTTAAAACTGCCTCATAATTTGGTGATGCACCAGTTTTTCCAACATAAACAGGGCCGTTCAGTACCGCAGTTCCAGTTGGAGACTGGTCTTTCCCCTCTGGATGTGAGACATCATTCGACCCAACAACTAATTTATCTGTTTGTGTTTTAATTATTTGCACTTAATTATCTCCAAGAGTTGTAGGTGTAGCTAAGATATCTTTTTTAAGAGTTTGTGTTAACACACCAAAGTCCATGTCACCATGAGCAGCAGCCAACGAGAACCCATACTTAAGTTGAAAGAATCCCTTGCTTATTATATCAACTCTGTTAGTAGCGTCAACTAATATTTTTTCACCTTGAAGTCGTATATCTGGTGCTTTTGCATTAATAATACGATTCGCACTCAAAATAATCTGTCCATCTTGACCACCACCATTGGCATCAAGAGTAATGTTTCTTCCTCGAAGTGTAATGTTACCATTATAACAATCAACAATTACATCACCATTTTTGCATCTTATAATCTTTGCTGGAAGTTCAGTATTATCACCAGCATTTCTAACTTTTAATCCAGTGCCGAGAACTTCTAAAGATTGGCCTGGCGTATATAGAAGTGCTTTACCAGTCCCAGGCCCACCTTCAGTTCCACCTTGACCTGTGTTAGAGTAAAATCCAAAAGTTTGAGATTCTTGTGTTTGCACCTCAAAGTTAGACATTCCATGTATGGAATGCATTGAACCACTACTGAAAGAATACCTTTCTCTGATATCTTTCTCTACATTTTTTCTATCTTTAGGTTTAAAAAGTCCCATGTTTATTTCTCAATACAACTAATTACAGTTACAACAGCGTCCTGAGATATTTGAGCAAGTTCAGTTGCGTCTTCAATCTTAGTAAATCTAAGAACAGGTGTCAATCTAGCACCACTACCAGTGTCACTATTTATGACTAAATCTGGAATGCTGGTGAATCCAAATCCACCATTAATGACATTTGCTCCTGCCACTAGTCCATCTTCAATAATTAACTCTACTTCCGCTTGACCAATTCCCTGTGATACCTCATCACCTAACGTATCACTCACAGTTCCGCCTTCAACTGCAACTGTATCACTCACAGTTCCGCCTTCAACTGCAACTGTATCACCATCTTGATATCCAAATCCTGTGTTCGTAAGAACGACATCAGCTATTGAACTAACATAAGACACAGAACCATCATAATTTCCATCTGGACTTGGAATTACTTCCTTAACATTTCCGTCAAGATCAGTTTCTGTTGTATTTGGTAGATAGTTTTGGCCAGGACTTGTGATTACAACTTCAACAACACCTGTGGAACTGTTTCCATTTGGATCAGTAACCTCACCTAATTTAACAAATCCTCCAGCACCATAACCATTCTCACAACTATCAAAGAATGATAATAAGGGTGGTTCAGTATATCCAAAACCACTACCAGTAATTGCAACACCGATTACTTGACCAAGAACATTGATGATTGGTTCGCCAGTTGCACCTTGACCACCTAAAGGAAGAGGGCCAAGAAAATCAACTCTTGGTGGGCCACATCTAAGAACATTTGTTGAGCAATTAGGTGCGGATGGCACTGCTGGTACTGCTCCATCTAAAGATGGTAGTCCTGGCAATTGTGGAATTGCACCATCAATTGCATCTAAAAGAGGATTGACAAAAGAACTTACACCTATCTTAGGAATTAAATTACTAAAATCATCAGGTAATGCTTTTCTAATTCCATTCTTTGAGGAATATGAAGTATTTTCTGGACAATTCATTTGATCACAATCTAAAACACCTGTAATGATATCAGCAAACTTTATCGCATTTGAAAATGTTTTACTAGGAAGTGCGATACCACCACCTTGAATTGAATTTAATTGATCAAATATGCTTCCAAGACTTGTATCTAAGATATTATTAATTTGTCCGAACATATCACCTAAGAAGTTTTCGACACCACAAATAGGCACATCTAAAAGTTGACCCAACATATTCTCTAAGCTCTTCATCAGATAATCACCAAGTTGATCCTGTATCTTTTCAAAGTTACAATATATTGTATTCGATAGAGCGTTTGTAGCTTCTCCAGCAACACCCTGTAATGGTTTTGGAACTTTATCTTTAAAAGTTGTAGATAGTTTGTCTAAAGTTTCTCCTATTACATATGAACGTCCACGACGAACTAATTTAGTTACAGAGTTTTGAATACGATTTGATGTTAATTTTAACTCTGCCTGCATATCAACAAGACCACCGTAGAGAGGATTAACAAAAACATCTGACGAGTTTAATTTTTGAAAGACTTTCATCTTTCGAGAAAACTCCTTCATTTCATTACTTATCTTTGATATTTCATTATCTTCACATGCAGTAGAACTATCCATTTCAAATTCTGTATTTGCATTAACATTCTCTTCTGCAACAGTTTTGTCAGACGCATTTGGAAAATTACCACTCCACTCTGAGTCTTCAGCACCACTGCCTCCACCATTAGCACCATTGCCACCGCTACCTGTGACTGACCTTTGTTGATCACCAGCAGTTGCTCTCACATCTGGTGGCGTATATGGAACAAAACAAGTTTGTTTCTTTGCGTTGAACTGAGAGTTTTTTATTCCATCTTTGATAAAACTTTGTTTGAATAAAGTTCCAAATATTATCGGTTGTTGAGCATCTTCACCATCAAGAAAAAATCCAACGACAACTTCCCCACCATGATATTTCATGGATGAACCAAGTCCTCCAGTGGTTGACATATTAGGTGGTAAAAGAACGTGCGCTAGTGGTAGTTGGTCATCAGGTAATTCATCACCACATCCATGATATCCAACAATACGAACACGACATCGATGTGAGTAAATGGGTTCACCATTTTCTGCGTTTTTCTTCTCTAAAAGATTATCCCACTTTCCTTTCTTCGGATCGGTAACTTGACCGATCCACCACTGCATTGGGTCTTTCCCTATAAAATCAGTTGTCTCTTTATACATCTAATTAATCATCATAGATTAGGCATTCAGGCTCATCTGGATGCATGTCACAAAATAGTTCTAAAGCATTTGGGTCATGATGATCGCCTGCTTCGATTTCTTCTTTGTGATGTTCGGCATACTCTTCGAGTTCATGTAACTCCTCTTTCGCATGTCTTCTTGCTGCTGGATTGGCCTGTGGGTCATCAGCAATCTTTTTATCGTATTCAATGTGATCTTCGATTGATTTCATTTGATTCTCCTGTTTCTTTTATTTAAGCGGTAAAGGCATCACGAATTAAAGTTAGTTGAGTTTCTCCACTTCCACCACCGATTAGGTGTCTTAATTCAGATATTAGATACTCTCCACTTGGATCATTAGTTTTATCACTTCCATACTCATCGGTTGAACCTTCACCCTCTTCATTTTTGAGAGGAAACTTGACATCAACCTTTATACCAGCTCTCAGAGTAGTGTTCAATGGAACTGATATTTGTAAAGTTTGTGAAAATAATAAACTAGTTCTAGTATAAGATTTATTTTTATACACGTCAAGTTCACCCT